AGCTACAGTAATAGGAAGAGTGGCTTTTCCTAATACTACATTCAGTAACCCTATCAACAGCTTTGATGAGTACACTTATCTGTTAAGAGTTAGAGATACTAGCGATATTGAAAGTAACGAAATTGCTGCTTCTGCACTAACTATAGATAGACCTACTACTGTAAGAGTCTTTAAAACCTATAACGATTTTAGCCCTGGTACAAGTTTTGTAACTCAAGATGGAGTTGCATTGCCTACGGCTAATCAACATCCTGAGCTATCTTTTACTAGTTTTAGTGAGGGTATTAATGGTGGTTTAGTACTATTCGATAGTTCTAATACGGATAACTCTAACGGCAGTGCTGTAGGTTTTTCGGCTTTTGGCAACACTAGTTATTTAACAACTGCTACCAATTCTTTTGCTGAATACATCACACCTATTAGAGATTTAGGAAGAATAATTTCAGGAACGGTTAGAATTACTACCGCTCTTTCTGCCAGTACCCCCGGTCTAACTTATGGCTCATTTTATAATCTTATTGTATCTGGCGTTACAGATTTTCATGGGTCTGCAGGACTAACTCCATCAGCTAACGTTTTAGTAGATAACGCTTTTGGAGGTATAGGAACTCTCCTAGGGTTTAATAACGCTAATGCAGCTACGGTATCCTATAACAGTTTTCATCAAACTCTTACCAGCGGTGGTGCTTTAGGAAATGTGTATGCTATCAGAAATCCGGGACAATTTACTGGAGACACCTCTAATGCCAATAGTTATGCCCTAATTGCAGGAGTAATTAATGCAAATGCAATCGCAATAGGCAATGTTTATTTTGCCAACGGTCAATTATCTAGCGGCAATAACTTTGCAAATGTTGCAATTAGTGGAAATTCTTATGAATTAATTAACCTAGTACAATATGGAGATCCGGGTGCTGCTGTGACCTTTTTAGGTCCAGAAAAAAGTATTGTCCAGAATATTTTTGTTCGTTATGCTACTTCTAATGTTTTTTATGCTGCTAATGCTAACGGCGTTGTCGGTTATCCTGGTCATGGCAATACTAATGGAAATGCTTTTGTAGGCGCAACTAATAATGCAGAGCTTGGTTGGAAAAGTTATGTACCAGGTCTTAACGAGTTTCAATATTTTCAAATTAAGCTCCAGATAAATAACCCGAGCCCTGATTCTACAGAAATAATACTACAAGACTTAAAGTACGAAATAGACACGCCGCAAAAAACTTTTAGAAAAAAAGTTCAAGTAGCAGCTGAAGAAGGTATTACTGTAGACTACTCCTACGTTAATTTCTATGAGATACCTCAAGTTTCTGCTGTTGTAGTAGACTCTGACGTATCACAGTTTGCTCAAGTTTTTGATATTAACACTTCTAACTGCAAAGTTAAAGTTTTTCTATCTCAAAGCGGTAATTTAAGTGACAATGCTAATGTTAGTGTCATCGCAGTCGGTGGATAAAAATAATTCTAAATTTTTATATTGACTTACACCCTCTTTCTGTTATAATTTAAGTGTAAGGAGTAATTCTATGAAAACAATCAATAATCAGGTTTTTCTTCCAAATGTTGGAGAAGATAACTTTTACCCTAACTCCCCTCAACTAGTAGAAGATAAGCTTTCTGCTTTATCTAGTGCAGACTATCCTACTATAGCATCCTTAGGCTACACCCCTACTAGAGGTACTAGTGAAGGCATGATACCGATTAAAAATAAGCCAAAGCGTTAATAGGAGATTTTAAATATGGCAAAATTACAAAATATGGCTAGCGGAGACCACACTATTCCCGGTAGCCCTTCAGAATACTTTACCCCAACTACAGGAGATCAAACTATTTCATATCCTCCTCTAGACAAGAGTGGTCGCGGCACTGGCGGACCTATCATTGCTCCAATGCCTACTGCTGGTGGAACTCCCGCTATGCGTGGAGCATCAATTAATTACCCTAACTCAAACAATGCAGGCATTCGTGGCTCAATCAACGATGGCGCAACTGCTAGTGGTGGTGTTAGAGGTAAAAAAGTTGGACCCGAAGCCCCTTATAGAAACCCGGTATCAGGAATCAACCCTGAAAAACCAATTCAGCGTAAATCAAAGCGCTAAAAGAAAAAACCCCGGAAAGCCCGGGGTTTTTTATTACAGTACCTCACTATCAGAAAAGAACCAACACTTATAGTAGTTTTCTAAATCTGCGTAACTACCTAGATATTGTACTCCCCTAAAAATTGCTGGAGAGCGTCTGCAGCTATACTGAACAACAAGTTTTCTCTGCCATTCACTATTGATAAATACTACTTTATAGTTTTCTTTATGGTCTTTTAGAAGTTCTACTGCTTTTGCAGTCCAAGGGCAACCTTCAAGACCCATAACAGTCCAAATAGCTACATTATCTGTTTCTCTAAGGCGCTTCTCAGGGGTCGAGTCTGTACTTTTAGTTTCGACGGGCCTGGCTACAGCTACTTTTGTTTCTGTAACGGTATTTGCTTTAGTGATCATTTTTATCCTCACTTATAAATTTCATTGATAGCGGAAATATTTCTGCGATAGCTCGAGCCACTTCTCGGGCTATTTCCATATGTTCACGCTGAGTACCGTTACCACTTCTAAGCTGAATATAGTGAATCCATGAACGAATTGTTCCTTGCATATAGAGTCGTGAAACGGTGTTTCCTTCGGGTAGTACACAGCGAGCTTGTTCTTTAGCAATACCTTGTTCAAGAGCCCACTTATACGCCATTTTAGCTTCGTGAATAATTTGCTGTTGCTTTGCAGCCCATTGCATTTGCAGTTCTTCGTCGTCTGTTTGAATAGAATCTTGACGATTAGTGGGATGTTGCAATCGTGCTTCTCTAATAACAAAACTTTCATCAAGTACTGTTACGTCTTGATATCGCTGACTAAACTCTTGAAATCTAAAACTTGTATGCCGCAACATCTGTCGAGCAATATCACGAGTAGTTTCGATTTCAAGAGTCGCACTAGCCATCTCAAAAGGACTCCAGTGCTGATGCTTAATGAGGTAATTAATTAGTCTCTCACTATTTTCAAACTGCGTTTGAAACTGTGGATTTGAGACTTTAGCACAATAGGTGATAACATCTTGTACATCTTCAAGCCCAATGATTCTATCTTTAATCGGTTGTGTACAAGCAAATAGTTTTACTTTCATACAATAGCCTTTTCTAGCATATCAAAGATGAGGTCTTGTTTTTCTACAGAACGAATTATCTCATCCGTATAATCAAGTAGATTAATCAATTTTTCATTGCGTTGCAGAATTGGCACACTCTGATTTAGATTTTGAATATATTTAGAACGTCCTGAAATGGGAAGACTAGAAATTAGGTTGCCAATAGTTTTGTACTCTTTAATAAGAGCAATACTACGCTTAGGACCTATACCTTCTACTCCAGAAATACCATCTCCCGAGTCTCCTTCAATCATACGAGCATAGGAGTATTCTTTAGGAGTGAGGCCAAACTCTGTTTCAAGATACTCTAGGTTAATCTCACGTCGAGAGTACATATTGAAGATACTAACATCTTCTCGTAGTAGTTGGAAAAGGTCACGGTCACTAGAAATAATCCACGTGTGCGAATACTTTTGACTCAAACGCTTAGTAAAGTAGGCAATAAGATCATCTGCCTCAATACCTTTGAACTTAAAATGTTCGAAGGGCAGTGCATCAATTGTATCGGACAAGCAGTTGAAAAAAGCGGTAAAGCGTTCTTGCTCTTCTTCACTACGTTCTACTTTACGATTGAGTTTGTACTCAGGGTATATACTTTTACGATAGACAGAAGCGCCTGAGTCAAAACAACAAATAATACGTTTAGCTCCGTAGCTTTTACCAAGGCTAGTAACTGTTCGAATATAGTCGTCAGTAAAGTTATCAAAGTTTTTACGTTGAAGATAGCGAAAAGCCAGATTTACGCCGTCAATTAGAAGTAGATTGTTTACTTCTTCTAGTGCTTGCTTTGCCTGTACAAGCTCTGCAAGATCGTCCCAATTCGTTACCATAATATTCCTCTATGTCAGTGTTTATAAATTAATATACTTTAACTTTTAGCAAATTGCAAGAAGAATTATGCTTTAGAATTCACTACTAGCTTTGCTGCTGGTAACCATGCGTCTAACAAAGCCATTCTAAATTCACAGTCTCCACTCTTTACGTGTATATAGTCAGATACAGTAATACTATCATTCCAGCACACATAGAGCTTGCTGCGGTCCCACTTGTAAATAAGCAAGGGGGACTTTTTCATTACTTGCGCTTCTCGAAGTGTCTGTCGCCAAAAATCTAATAGAAGAGAGGATTTAGCTGTCAGCACGTTATTCCAAGGAACTTCTTTATGGTGTTTTGCTTCTACGCACCACGGAAAATCAGGTTTCCAGGGGGCATAAACGTCTCCCTTTAAATAAGCGAGCGCCCCAGATAAGGGCACTCGCTCGAACTGAGTATTAAACGCCTCAGTGAATAGATCTCTCACTACGTACTCGAATGAACGACCTTTTGTTTTACTTGCATTAGTCATTAGTGTCTCCTCACTATTAGATTAGCATCTAGAACACTAATGGTCAAAATAATATTTTAAAGACTTTGCTCTAAATAGGTTTTCAACTCCGTGTATCCACCAATATGTAAGTCACCAAAAAAGATTTGAGGTACTGTTCTTGCTTCTGGGAAACGTGATAGTAGCTCTTCTTTAGTTTGAGGATTAACGATATTTTTTATAGTATACTCGTAGTTGTGTTCAGTCAGTAGAGCTTTTGCCCGCTCACAGAACGGGCAAGAGTCTTTAGAGTACATTACTATTGTCATATTAAGCAAGCATCCCCATCGCAGAACTTATTAGCGTCAGAGTTTTCACCCTCGTTAGTTAAGCTTGAAAAATCTAGAGGACGAAGTATTGCAGCGTACGCTTCTATTTCTTCTCTAGGCGCTTGAGTATATGGTGCTTGGGCATACCCGTGGTCTTCAAGCGGTAGTAGGCTTACACCTTTAAGACGAGTGTCAAAACAGCTTAGTGCTCGAGCTATCTGATTCTTTTCGTGTGGTTGGAAAGAGATAGTAATTGAGACCTGATTGTCCGCCCAGTAGTGCTGTAAGTCTACTGCATTGGCGAATTGTTCCCAAATGCTCACGTCCTTATCACTAATTGTACCTATGTCATGAAGGACAGGGAAGTATATGACAGAGGTTCTTAAAGGGTCACTCACAGCAGGTTCGATTCTATAGTTAGCTGCTTCGAGAATTGGAAGTAGGTTACTAGTATTAGATACTCGAACTAGCCTATAGTAGCTTTCAGCTTTTGCATAGTGGATTCCTGGTAGAGAACCTGCAACAAGAGAAACAGTCCCACTCGGCTTAACACTAGTCTTTTTAATAGACAGAGGAATACCTAACCATTCAGAATACTTTTGGTCTAAATAGTTGATATAGTTGTAGGCACGGTCACAATACTCATCAAGATATTTACGACGTCCAACTCGTAAAATAGCTTCTTGAATACCGCTCTGAGAAGTACCAATACGACGATTACGCTTAATAACGTCGTTAGTTTCTGTCCAGTGGGTGGGAACTAGAGTTACTGCTTTAGCATAGAGATAGGCGAACTTAAGTGTACGCTGAAAGTCCCAGTAGTCTTTGTGTTTAGCAGGGAAAGTTTCTACTAAGCAGCATAGTTCATAGGGTTCAAGTGATTGCTCTAAACAAGGATTACCACCACGAACTCGACGATCTTTCCAGTCAGCAGGATCTTTCATACGACCGTAGGCTTGCATATTCTCTAGCCAAGCAAATCCAGGCTCACCGTTAACAGCTACGCTCTCGGCAGATTTTGTGTAATCCATACCCAGTTTAGCAAAGAGTGAGTTGTTAGACGCCCAGCGCCAACCACCAAACTTATAGGCCCACGGATATTCTGTATACTTTTTAGCAATAGTACCGCGAACATTCCAGTCGTTATTGTACAGATTATACTCTTCTTCATTAAGCTCTTTAAGCTCTGGTGGTGCAATAGAGCCAGTTTCTACTCCAAACTTTTGCCAGTCTTTCATAGTAATAAAGTCTTCGTCGTCAGGCTCGCCAAAAGCGATTTCAGCAGTGCGACGCACATTACCTGCTACAACAATCTTACCAATAATATTCATAATATCGGTAATATCTGTAGAAGTTAAGAGCGGATTATCACTGCGAGCACGCTTCTCTAGAATGTCTTTAATTCCATAGAATCCTTGGACTAGCGGTTCCGGTCCAGAAGCTACTCCACCGAATCCTTTAATAGGCTCTCCGTAGGCACGAACTAAACTAGTGTCTGGCTCAACTGGATTAGACCCTTCTTCTAAATAGGAATCAATCAAGCAAGAGATTAGTTCTACCCAACCCTCACGAGAATCTTCTACAGTAATGAGTTCGGGAGCTCCTTCAGGCACATAAGCAGCAATTTTACCTGCTCCTTTAGTATCAAAGCCAATACCAACACCCACCATACTCATATCCATGAGAAATGCAAAGGGCTTGGACAGTTCTGCATCAATATTTTCTGTAGACACAAATCCACAGTTGTTTAGACATGCACCGCCTTTTTCCCAAACGAATGGAGTGCCCATCATCCAGAGTCCACGACCTGGGGGAGTCCACTTAAATTCAAACAAACGCTCAGCAGCTTCTTCTGCTAATCGATGAGCACGTTTCTCATCCCAAGTGTGACCTGATGATACTGAATGGGTTTTTAGAATAGAGAACATTCCTTCAATAACTCTAAGTACGCATTCTTGCCAGGTTTCTAGAGTCCCATTCTCTTTCTTTCTAGAATATGTTCTATAGTAGGTAAAAGCAGAGAGTCCGCCATACCCCCACTGAACTTCACTAGCTAAGAGCTTTTCTTTAAACTCTTTTTTAAACTGAAATTTAATCGGATTTTTTCCGAGTGCAATCATAATTAATTCTCCTTACTCATAAAGTAACCATCCGCCTCTCAAGAACGAATAGTGCTCACATTATTTCTTTTTTCAATCTCAATTTTAGGTATTAGAGGATGAGAGTAGTCATGAGATATCAGAAACACGTTAAGTCCGTGTTCTTCTTGTAGTACCTCAAATAGCTTTTCTTTACCTGCGTCGTCGAGAGTACCTGTAGTTTCGTCTAAAAATAATAGATTTATACTCTTTCCACCAATTTTGGATAGAGTATTTCGCACTGCAAGCAGCACTGAAGTTTGGACTCGAGAAAACTCTCCACCTGATAGAGAGTCTATACTAACCTCTTCTCCATTATTTACAACAACAATGTTTAGTTTGTCTCCCGAAAGTCGGAAGAGCACTTGAAATTGTCCGTCGCTTAGAATTGCAAGATAATGATTAATACTATCTTCTAGTTGCTTTGCAACATTTTCTAGTTTGTAAGCTACAATACCAGAGGTTGAAAAAGCTTTTCGTAAGATAGTAAGATTTGTAATCTCATCTTGAATAATTACTATATCATTTTTTACTAGCTCTTGTCTAGCTTTAAAATCTCGAACTTGCTCTTTAAGGGCATCAATCTTAGCATTTCTAATCTTAACACTTTCGTTGTACTTACGGGCGTCTGCTAAAGATTCTTCTTGGGCTGCAAGCTCAATTTCTAAATCACGCAACTGTCTAGAAATCTCTTTGTAATCTGGATATGATTTAGGCAATGAAGTGTTTATAAGTTGAGACAACTGAGTAAATCGCTCAATAGCTTTTTGATTACGCTGATACTTATCTAAGTCTACTTGATAGGAATCTCTCAACTCTACTAGCTGTTGAAGTTTTTGTCTACTAGCTTCTAAAACTTCTGAGGTTAGAGTCTTGATTTCCTGTTTTAAAGCGTCACTCAACTCTTTAGCCTTAGAGTTATCTAAAGCTTGTTTACAGGCGTAACAATGATCTGATAAGTCTAGTGAGGTTAGATCTTTTGTCGCTTTTGCAATTTGAGTTTTTGCCTCACTAATAGTAGACTTTAGACTTTCAATCTGTTCTAATACTCCAGCTTCTAAAGTTGGCAACTGCATAGAAAAATCAAACTGCAACCTGTCTCGCTCTTGAATTAGAAGATTATTTTTATCAATACTATCACAGAGAGATTTTTGAGAAGAAATACGAGTTCGCAGATCTTCGATTTGAGAGTATAGGCTAGTGTCTACGCTTGGCAGAGATTTTTCAAAAGCTTTTTCAGGAATAGAGTTTTGAGATAGAAACTGCTCTATCGTACGCAGTTCGCCTTGTTTCGTCGCAAGATCTTTTTCTCGCTTGCTATTAGTTGTTTTAAGCTCTTCTCCAATATCAAGATATCGAGAGAAGTTAAACAGGTTAACTAGAAATTTTTTCCTATTAGTATCCGTAGCTTTAAGAAACTCTAATAGATCTGTGCTACTTTGGTATGTCAGTTGACTAAAGGTTTCAAAATCCCGACCAATAGCGTTAGATAGCTCTTTATAAGTATCTAATACTTTATGCTCACTAATGTCTTCACCGTTTTTTACAATAGAGACTTTAGTGCTAGCTCCTTGACGCTTAGAGGTTAAGCTATACTCGTCGGAATCAATAGAAAAAGCAAGAGTTGCTTCCCAGCTTTTAGCCCCGTTATACCTGTTTAGAATATCAGCTTTCTTCAGACCCTTAACATTCTTGTTGTAGAGCAGTTCTTGAATAATAAGAGCTAAACTAGATTTACCACTTCCGTTAGGGGCCGAAAGTTGTGTAACTGCGTTACGATTTAGCTCTAGCCTATTGTTTGGGCCATAACTAAACATATTACTCCATTCTAGAGTTTTTAACACTACTCCCATTATTTAATCCCAAGTTTATCAAATAGTTCTAGCACGCCAGCTTTATTATCTACTTTAATATAGTCTAGATATAGATCTAGCTCCTCTTTTAAAGTCTTATCGGTCAGATCTAGGGTAGAGTGCTCTGAAGGCTTTTCGGCAATCTTTTTATCTAACAATTCGTGATTTTGAATTTTAGAGAGTTTATCAATTGTTCCAGTTACTTCATATACAACATGGTGATAACTGTCTGCTTTCAGCTCTGTCCCGGCTTCTACTGTTTTACGAATGAGTTTAGGTAACTGTAGGTCTACAAACTCTACTGTGTAATCAGCCGCACTACGATAATCAATAATATTTACACCATACTCTCTAGAATCGTCTCTGTCAAAGGTAGTGTTGAGAGGGCTTCCAGAGTAGTAAACATTATATTCTTTGTAACGATGGCAGAAGTGTAAATCTCCAATTAGCGTAAGAGGCCAGGCTGCAATACGATTAAAATCAAACTCGGCAGTAATATGTGGCGGCACTTCTCCACGAATATGCGCAATTAGAATATCTCCAGAGATGTAGCTTGGAACATTATTAGTTTGCATCTCGCCATACGGAAATAGCTGAAAGCCTTGATTGTTCACCACAATACGGTCATTTTTTGTCCGTAACATAAAGTTTGGATTATTAATAGCGTGTTCTGCTTCAAAGTGCTCTAAAAAGGTGTTGCCTTTTGTAGATGCCTCATGATTACCTGGAATAGCTAGTGTCGGTTTTGTAACTGAGTTAGCATAACTCAGAAAAAGACATATCTCATCCGGCTCAGGTTTCTTATCAAAGATGTCGCCCGCTAAAACAACAATATCGCAACTCTTTTCCAGTTGCAATAACTTATCGAATAGCAGACGAAATCTATTCGTCTGCCACTCGTAAGGAATCTTCTTTTTGTGCAGATTTATATGAATATCTGCTACATGTAAAATTCTCATGGTTCTCGTTGTAAGAGGTTAGTTAATTGACCTTCAAAAGTAAAACTTCCCACATGGTTAAGTTTTGTATTAGGATCTACCCAAATCTCTCCGCCCATGCGCTGCCAACGACGGCAGAACGCATAGTCTTCACTGAGATATCTACGGTCAGTTGGGTCAATTTCGGTATCCCAAAGAGCGTAGCAGTGAGGATTAAACTTAGGGTCGATAGACGAATCATTTTTGTAGTGGAGTTCAGGGTGTTCACGCACCATGCGCTCAATTACTTCACGCTTTACAATAAAGAATCCGGTTGAAGCGTCAAGCACTTCTACGGCTCCCATATGTGTACGCACACGACGAGTACCTGGTTGTACTTTTAGATTGATAGCATAGTCAGCTCCATAGGTAGAGATGTTATCTTTACCTTGCTCTACTGCTCGTTTTACCTGGTCCCAGTTAATTGTCTTTTTAGGATAGGCCGCTGCGATAATATCTTTATCCATTGCAAGCATACGAATTACCCCATCAGGGTCAAACTCGATGTCTGCATCAATAAACATTAAATGAGTACAGCTAGTATCTTCTAAGAACATCGCAGTAAGAATATTACGAGCGCGTGTTACTAGGCTTTCATTACGTAGTGTCGTAATTCTAAAACGAATTCCGTGTTGGATGAGTACCTGGCTCAACCTAAACATACTTAAGAAGTACTGGTCAGTTACCATTCCTCCATAGCAAGGAGTGGCAAAAAAGATATTCATCTTCCGCAGAAAATTCATATCTATAGTAACTCTATCTCCATCAATAGAGCTAAATCCTGCTGGAAGACCATTAGCAGGAGGGCTGCTAGGGTCTGGTTGTTTACCAGAACTAGCTGCTAGGTCTTTAAGAGAGGTTTTCTTGCTCATAGATCTTCCATTTTCTCAGTGCTATTCAAATCGCCAGCAACTTCTTCTGAGAAGTAGGTAGTATTCTTGAGCAGCCACTCTTTTTGCTCTTCGTACGTTTGACGCTTGAAAATTGTTTCAAGATTATAAACTTCCATTTCTCTTTCGTTAGGCTTTAGAGGAATAGAATTTCGGCTAGGCATAACGGTATACTTAACGTTTTGAGGCTGAGGGCCAGTCTTTTCACGCTTGATAGTAATGTCATACCCGTTATCCGGGTCCGCAGGAGAACCGTAGTCAGCGTTAGTAGCGTAATCAACAAGTTGCTTGTAAATAGTAGTTTTAAGATCCAACAGCTTCATTGCGCCATCTTTGCGGTCAATAACATTGCAAACATAAGCAAACTGAGGCTTATCTGCATAGATATAGTCAGGAACTTCTTTAAGAGGGTCACGAGCATTTGTAAACTGCTCAGTATCTCTATCAAAACTTAGGCACTCTAACGGATAGCGCTTTCCTTCATTAGTAGTAACCCAGTAAATGTATCGCGGCATAACCGGTCCTACGAACCTAACGCGCGTTTCAGCTCCTTCAATTTTTACTCTTTCAATATCTCGGCTGTTGGTGTTTTGTGACGGTGGTTTTTTGAGTTGTGTCCAGTCTCTTCCCATATTAGTTCTCCAGTGGAAATGTGATTTTATCTTTGACTTTAGTAATCAAAGGGTTGGTGTGGTATTGAGGTTCTATGTAGTAATCAGGAATCCAGTTATTTCTGTTAGCAATAGACCTTTGGCTTAGTATGTAAATGTAGTCTGCTTTTGTGCGAGCAGAAAAACGCATGTGTAAAAAAGAACAGTTACGAATATAACACTGTGGCTCTACAGTAGTAAAATTAGAAAATATACCGGTAGTATATTGAGTTAGTGCACGAGTCTGAAATAGGGCAAGCGGTATAGCGTCAAGCACAAGTTTGGACTTTAGTAGTTTTAGATTAGCAGAGAGAGGTTTTTGACGTCCTAGATATAGTGCAAAGATTAGGATTACATGAGATTCAGGTAAGGTAGAAATGCTATTTAACTCATACCAGTTATATCGTATAGTCATACTAGAATATTTTTGAGCAGTAGTCAACTTAATTTTTATTGCTGAATACTGTTTCTAAATGCTTATCTAAAGCAGTAAAAACAGAATCCCAATTCTGAATTGAAGATTGTCTAATATTGGTAACACTAGGATACCAAGGGGAATCAGACCGGTCTAGCATCCATCTCCAGTCAGGAGAGTATGCATGTAGTATAACAGTAGGGATATTCTT